CAGGAAGTCGTTCTGCACGCGCACTTGCGCCTTCTCCAGCCAACCCCATTTCTGCGCGAGGGCCAGCGCAAAAGACGCAAGCAGGGCGATGACCGCCACCCAGCAAAGGAATTCAACTACGGACATACTTCAAGAAAACTCAACGTTCCTTCGATGCGGAAGCCCCCGAAGGGGTGCATCAGGAACTGATTATCTACTTCATCCAGCGAAAAGCCGCGATAGATATTCACGGCCTGCTCGAAGATTCGAGCCACTTCTATATGTCCGCTTCGCAGCGCAAAACCGCTCCGGCCCGTCAGGACTTTCAGCACATCGGCTTTCAGTTTCTCCGTGTTGCGGACATCATCCTTCCCGAAAACCCTCCGGCAGTCAAACCAGACAATAAGGCCGAAAGGCGCACGGAACTCTTTGAGGCCCACGCCGGGCAGAACGACTTCCGGGTCATCCACTACGAAGAACGAAAAATTGCCTATACCCGAGTCGGGGCTGACTTCGACATAATCCATAGGGCCGTGGCCGTTCCACCCTCCGGCATAGACATTCGGCGTTGTGATGCGCCGTCCGGCAGGCGTAACCTTAACGAGCCTCTGCGCCCGTCCGAAGGCCACATCCAGCCAAGACACGCCGTTGACAAGGCCCGTCTGCATTTCGCCGAAGATGCGGTCAAGCATGACCGCCCCCGCGATTACTGGTGCATTAGTAGCTGGCATATAAAAGTGATTCGATATTAAATATCAACTGCTCATAGGAGCCGCTTTCCCAGATGCTCTCCCAGCCCTCGTAATTCAGCCCGAAGGTATCAATACCGTACTTCGCCATGATGCTCTGCGCGTATGCCGTTTCGCCGACAATGCCGAGGGTGTCCGGCCCGAACTCCACGCCTATCTCATCATGGAAGCGTCCCGTGATGTACAAGTTAGGCGCATCGGGATTTCGCTCCACCGAGTACGGATAGGTCAAGTCTTGTTTCCATGCGGAATACCTGCCCGCACTTTCAACGGAGTAGAAATACCCTTCCGGCTTGAGGTCTTCGGAATAGAAGGGATGAATATCCTCCCCTCCACTATCCTTGCCCGCGAGCAGTTGCAGACGCTGCGCATCGAGAATATCCTGCTCCCGAGGCAGCAAGACTTCCCTGACGAGTGCCCCGCTTTGGAGGCCCGTCTGCACGCCGACTACGCGGGCAAGGAGGGTGTCGAGGATTGAGGACATGCTAAATAAGCGGCAAGCCGATGAGTTTCTGCGCGTCTTCCCAAGTGATATTCACGAAGCCCGCGGTAGGCCCGGTCTCGGCGATTGTGAGGGATTCGATGGTTTCGTCCCCGGTTACGGTAAGGAATTTGCCGTCTACGCAGACGAGATAAGCAGGGTCATCTACCAGCAAATGACCACTATTTTTCGTAAAGTCGGGAAGCACATCCATAAGACTTGATGCCTCGTCTACTGCGTTCTGCACTGCGGCAAGGCCTTGGTACTGGCCTACGGTGTAATATAAATCGGTTGTTTTAATTTCGCCATATGCAAGACGATAATAAGAAGCTGCGCTTCCGTCCGGATAAAATCCGAGAACGCGGTTAATATCTCCATCATCGACGATAGTATCTTTGATTAAGCAATCAAAGCCAATTCCATTAAGGATGGCTTTCTTGAGTTCGCCCAATGCGGCGGCATCTGCATGAAACGTCCTGCCCTCTTTGGGAGCGATTACCTTGTAATCCTGTTGTGCAATTTGTGGCATGGTTGTGTGAATTTTAAGTTACCCGCCGATATGGGTTATGTCGGTCGAGTTGTAGGCCCAACCGCTTTCCGTATGGTCATACGAAACGGTTTCGACTGTGGACGCATCGGTATATGTCAAGCACAGACCGCCGTTCTCGGCATCTTTGTACGAAACGACATACAGGTGTTTGGCGGTTCCGGTTTTCTTGGCAACCTTTGCGCCGACTTCCAATGCGTCAAGTTGTGCGTCGGTCAGCGCCGTGATGTTGTCAACCTCAATGGGCGCGGCAGCGGCCGTAAGGGCCAGAAGAATATCAGGCAGTTTGCCACCAATATCCACGGCAGAACCCTGTCCTGCGATGGTCGCGTTAATCAACGCTTCGATTTCAATTTTATCCATAGTTGTATGAATTTAGTTGTTAAAGTTCTACCTTTTTTATGTGATAGCCAGAATCTCTTCTTTCCAGGACTATCGCAAACCCGAAATCTCCCGTCCCGTCCGAACCTCCAAATATAATTATATATTCCCAATCGCCAATCCTTATAGTAGAAGTGCGTTTTACCGACGCATCGGTAAATTTCAACTCGTCACAAGACGGCAAATCATCAACCTCCGACTCCTCCAGAATACCTAAAGCCAAAGCAAGAGACGCCTTTGTATCGTAATTTTCGGCAGAAGGAATTTCGTCCCAAGAAGCCTCCGAATAAATTACCTTCGGTGCTAATGCCGCAGCAGCAGCGGCAGCGGCTTCTGCCGCATCCACGGCATCGCACAAGGCGTTGATGATAGTCGGCAGTACGGAAGCCGCATCCACATTCGTGCCTTGGCCTGCAAGTTTCTTGGCTACAAGAGCTTTTATTTCATCAGTTGTCATAATTTCTTTTTTATGCCCTATTTCGGGCGTTAAACTTCAAAATGATAAATTGTATTGCTTTTCGTTTAAGGTGCGAAATACGAGAGTTTTCCGTCAAATAACTACACAGTCCGATAACGCACCCCGTGATTGTTCTCGCAGAGGCATATCCTGTCAAGGCGTTTCGTGTCAATGGCGAGGGCACGGTACGCCTCGGCAAGCTGATGCGCGAGGCCACTGGCCCGCCCCTGCGGGTTTCCGTCAACCTCATACAGAATCTGGTCGCGTGTCGCGTTGACCTGATAACGGTTGACTTTCACATCGGGATTCATTGCCAGCGTCCTCAACGCGGAAACCGCCACCTGCTTTTGGATGACGGGAGCGAACAGGAGCCGCTGTTCGATGATGAAGTCGGACAGGTCGCAGCCAATAGTGATTTCGGCGTTAATTCCCCAGTTGCGGGTATTCGTATACGCAAGCCTTCCGATGTCGAACATCTCCGGCGATGCGCCCCAGCCCTGCGGAGCCTTGACCGCGAAGGGCGACAGCTCAAGATACTTCGTGATTTGCTTCCACCCTTCGATACTCCCGCCGAGGCAGGTCTGGCACGGCTCTGCGCTCCAGTCCTTCGATACATTGAGGGCCTGCATCCCCGCAGGGAGGTCATCTTGATTATAGCACAGGAACCATGCGCCCCCCGCATCCGTGTCGCTGCCGATGTATGGCAGGTAGAAATTCTCCAGCGTAAACCACTGGAAACACCCATCAGTGTTCGTGTAGTGGAGGGTCTGCGACTTTATCGGCTTCGTCTGCGAGGAGTGGAACAGGTAGATAGTCACATCTCCCGTCCCGCCCCTCATCTGCAAGCCGATGCGCTCAATCTTCGTAGTTACACCCATAGCGCGGACAGGCACTATCTCGATACCTACGAGCTTATGCGTGTTGTCAATGGTCGCTTTGAGCCGGGCCGCTCCGTCGAAGAAAGTCCTGCGCTCCACAAGGTCGCGTGTTTCGCGGGCCGATACCTTGCCCTGCATGAAAGTCTGCACTGCCGTATGGATTGCGTTGCGGGTGAGCCTCCGCAGGAAGTCGGAAAGGATATTATACGATTTCCAGTCTCCGTCGCTGGCCGAAGGCTCGCTGCCGGAGTTAGCCCGCAGGGCTTCCCAGTAAGCGTTGGAGTGCGCTACCTTTGCGCCCTTCGGATAGGCCGCGTCAGCGTTCCATGCCGGATACTGGAAGCCCCAGTCATCGGGCATGACCGCTTCCATATTCCGCAAGGTGACAAGGGGATGCGCCCCCTGGAAGGTAAGGCCGCTCTCACTGACGGTCAAGTCCGCGTCAATCTCCTGCGCGGGATTGTATGCCTGCTCCCAGCCGACTACGGGCATCAGGGCCGCTTCGATTTCGGAAAGTCGTATCATATCTTCTCTTTTTTAAGAAAAGGGGAGAGGGAAACTCGATGCCCCCTTCTCCCCTTGCGTGGAAATAACAACTATCCTAACTACTGTACTTCGGAAGTGTAGACGGGGTTTTCCTCGCCGTTCACGACCTCGACAGGGGTAGCGAAAGGATTGAGCGAGCCGTGGGCTTCGACTTCGAGTTTTACGATAGGGTTGGCTACCGTTTCAGGGTCGGAGTTGTAGGCCACGAGGAAGGCGATGTCAACGGAGAAGCCGAAGTATTCCTTGACGTTGCAGGTCATGTCCTCGGAGGCTGCTCCTGCGATGCCGGACTGGTCGCCGACTGCGGTGTAGTAGTGGCTTCCGACAGGAAGGTCGATATAAGGCAGACGCACCACATCCCACTCGTGGAAGTTGGCACGGGTGCGGTTGAGGGCTTCGCGGTCAACGCGGGTAAGAACACCGACATTGCCGTCAACAACTGCGTATGCGGAAGCGAAGATGCCGCTCTCGTTGGCGATGTTGTTGGTGTAGTGGAACACCTTGCCAGCGTACTCGTTGCGCTTGTTGACATCGTTGTAGATGTCGTGCTGGGCGAGTTTCTGGACGGTGGAATCAATTCCGGCGTTACCGATGATGTGGATAGTGCCGGGGTAGGCGTTGGCCCTCATCAGGGCGTTGACATCGCCGAGGAACTCCATACGGGCAGTCCAGGGAACCTGCACGGAGTTACCGGTGACGGTGTAGTACAGGGTATTCTTGAAGACCTGCGTCTTGTTGGCTTCGAGGGCTGCGATAGCCTGCACATCCATAGCGGTTGCGAGGGCGCGGCAGACTTTCTCTATCTTGCGAGCGAAGTCGTGCTCGTAAGAAATCTCGTTGTTGCGGTACAACTGCGGCACCATAGTAAAGCCAACGGAGAGAGTTACCCAGTTGATAGTGTAGAGGGCGGAGGTGTTCTCATCGTCCCCGATTACGCAACTGCGGACATTGCTCACCTCGACATCGCCGTCATAGTTGATGACGGGAATCTGGACGGTGTTGCCCATAGAGGCGAATGCGCGGTCACGCAGATTGGGATTGATGATTGAGTTGGCGGCATTTGTCTGCTCGATGAAGAAATCGAGTGCGCCGTACTCCAGCGGGCGAGCCATATTGCGGTCAAACTCCGGGTTTTCTACTCGCCAGTTCTGCAAACGTGTTGCAATAAGTGACATAACTTTGTGTGTTTTTGATTGTTAAACAAAACGCATCCGGCTGACCCTTTGCTCGATGCTGAAATATATAATTCTACTTGATAGGCAGGGACTTGATGTTGTTGTCCTTCCAAGCCTTCTGCATCGCTTCTTCGAACTCTTTCGAGCCAATGAGTTTCCCCTGTGCGAGAAGTGACTTCGTGATGGCATCGTATGCCTGCGACTGGGTAGTCACTCCGGCAAGGTCGACAGT